TCAGCGCGTGCGCATCCGGCGCGCGCATTTCGAGGGTGTATTCGCACACGATGTCGCGCGTGATGCCATCGCCGATGCGGCCCATCTCCTGCGGCTCGAAGCCGCGCAGATAGGAAACCGCAACCTTGGTGGTATCGATCAGCCAGGCATCGCGAGCGCGCTGGGTCCGGTTCGGGATGACCTTGAGGTCGCCGAAGTCGGAGGTGTACAGCGAGGCCGCGCCAAGGATCTGCTTCTGCTCGACCATCACCTGCGAGGTCGAACGGCCGGTGAAGGCCGAGAAGAGCTGCTTGGAGTTGGGGCCGACCAGCACGATGTCCGGCGAGCCGCCATCGGTGAATGCGTCCAGCACGGCATCCTTGAGCAAGGTTTCCGTGATGTCGCGCATGCCGTTGGAGGCGTTGCCATCGGTCGCCGCCGCAGTCGAGGCAGTCGAGTCCGCGCCGCCAGTGCCGCGCGAGCCGTTGCCGTTGATCCAGGCATTGAACGAGCGCAGCTTGCGCGCCGTGGTCGTGTTGCCGGCGACCTGCCCCTGGTTGCCCAGGCAGATGGCTTCGATGTCCTTCTTGAGCACGAGGCTCTTCTTGGACATCTGGAACGCCATCATGTCGTCGATGCCGGCCGGATTGACCGCCCGCTGAGTGCCGGTCACAGTCGCATCGCGCGAGCTGATCTGGCAGTAGTTGTTCAGGCGGGAGGGAGCCGTCGACGAGTTCCGGGTGACCGGATCGCCTTCGAGGCGGGCGTTGGTCGTGCTCACCGAGTCCAGGGTATCCAGCGACCATTCGTGCAGCACGGCGGTCGCCTTGGTGCGCGGGACGTTGGAGAGGAACGGCGTGTCGACCGGCGAAATGCGGTAGACGGTATCCACGAGGTCTTCGCGGTTGGTGGTCACGTCGTAGGTGGCCAGCGCGTTGGTGATCTTCGTCATCAGAAGGTGCCCTTCATGAGAAGCTTGAACATGGCCGCGCCGTCTTCGACGCTGCCGGTTTGGCTCAACCGATCACTGATCCGCGTGCGCTGCGCGGCCTTCTGGGCCGAACGTGGGCTGGATACCCCAGGCTTCACCACGGGACCGGGCTTGGGCTTTGCAGCCACGGGCGCGGTCCTCGCCTTGTCGAATTGCATGGCCTTCCAGAGGATATGGAGCTGGGCCGAGGTGATGAACTTCTGCTCACCTTCCGCGAATGCGCTTTCGGGAATCCCGTTCTCGATCGCATAGGCGACGAGGCCGCGCATCAGCGGCTCGGCTTTGGCACCATCGGTCAGTTCGGGTACGTCGGCGACGAACTTGGGCGCGAACTGCGCTTCGTGCTCGGCTTTCCACGTATCGAACTGCTGATCTTCTGCCTTGGCCTGTTCCGCCGTAAGTGCCTGTCGCTGCTCTTGAAGCTGGGCGAAGGTGCCGATGGCGGAGTCATATTCGAACTTGGCTAGTTCGTAGGCTTCCTGGTGGTATTGCCCCGTTCCCAATCCGTATTGGCGCGGATCGGGCTTGACGGGCTGGATCGCCGCCATCAGCGTGTCGAGCGCTTCGGCGTACTGTTTCCGGTGAGTTGCCGCCTCTGCGTGCGCAGCCTCTGCGGCTTTGCGAACATTGGCAGCGTCCTGGAACTTGGCGTTGACTGCACGGGTCGCCTCTGCATCGCGTTCGGCGATAAAGCCGCGCGCTTCCGCTGGGATAGCGTCCCACAGTTCTGCCTTGTCCGCAGGCCATGAAGACGGCAAAGGCTGGGCGTCGTCCGCTGCCTCGTCTGCCTCTTCATCAATTTCGCCAGTTTCGAGCGGCTGCTCTTCGCCGGCTTCGGCCTCGGGTGCTTCCTCGGCTTCCGATGCGAACTGGCCATTGGGCGCGCGTGGCTGAACGGGTTGCTCAGTCATGAACGCCTTGAAGGCTTCGGCTCCATCGGCAAGCTGTGCATTGCGGTCGGTTTCTGCTGCCATCGCTGGCTGGGCAGTGTCCATAAGTCCACCTGTGTAGGAAGCCCCGTAGGGCGGTTAATCGCGGGCGTGTCCCGCGAAACTGGCAAGCTTCTGGCGGAGGCGCCGAAGCATCTGAAGTTCTACGTAAAGGCCTTCACGGCGCGCGACGGCGCGGTCATCACCCCACGGCTGCGGCTTGGCCCATTCGGCAATCAGTTCCGCTTCGATGTCGCTCCAGGCATCTTGCAGCGTTGGATCGTCGATGAGCGCCTTGGCCGCGTATCCGCGGGCCTTGCGCTGCTCGGGGGTCACCAGTCTTCGTCCTTGCCAAACCCGATCGGATTGGGTGCCCGCATGATCGGATCGCCGTTTGCATCCAACAGGCCCGTGTCGGTCGCTTCGTGATCGCTCACGGTGGGAAGGTGCGCCTGTGCGGGCGAATCCCAATCCGGCTCATCTGCGACCCACAAGGCGCGAGGGCGGACGAAATAGCGGCTCATTCCGCCAAACTCCCGCCCGGACGATTGGTCGATAGCTTCGCCTCTGCACTGCTCTCGGCAAGCGAGGCCTTGCGCTGGGCCATCCGTTCCTCAAGGTCCATGCGCTGTTCGGCCAAAGCCGCTTCGAGCGCCATCTTCTGCTGGGCAAGCTGGGCTTCCCGCTCCGCCTTCGCCGTGGCAAGCTCAGCTTCGAACTGAGCCTGTTCGCGTGCAAGCTGCTGCGAATGTTCCTGAGCCTGAGCCTGGAGCATCATCTTGGCCTGTTCGGCCTGCTGGTCGCTCTGCTGCTTCTGGGCCTGTAGCGCCAGATCACCTTCCGCCTTGATCTGCTCGGGCGACTTCTGCGGTTCCTTCGGCAGGGGATTGCCGTCCGGCCCCTTCGGCGGTTCCGTCAGATAATCGTCGGGGTTCTTGATGCCAGCGGCGGTGAACTTGCGCTTCACTGCGTTGTAAGCGTTCTCTTCCGTGACCATGCTGCCGTATGGCGACTGTGCAAGCTGCGCCATGGTTTCCAGCACCGAGTCCGCCAGAGCAAGTTGCTCGGTCTTATCGCCCACACCGAGGCCAACTGAAACCTCCAGATCCATTTCCGGCCAACCTGCGGGATTGATCGGCACGAACTTGTTGCGGAGCCGGATGATCCGCTCTTGCTGCTGATGCTTCTTCAGCAGATGGGCCATCAACAGGAACAGCCGCTTCACGCCCGTTTCGGCGAAGATACGCGCTACCATTTCGGTGCGGGCGTTCTTGCCCCCGGCGATCAGGGCCATTTCCGTGGCCGTCATCTGACCCGTTTTCTTCAGGGCATTGGTATCGAGGCCCTGGCCAGTCTTGGAGATGCCGGTCTTCTGCTCGGTTACCGCGCTGACGTATTCCAGCATCGGGAACGACTTGTCCGCGCTGAACGGCACGGCATCATAACGAAACTGCGTTACATCCTGCACGAGAATGCCAGCGCCTGGCGCGTTGTCGTTGAGCGTGTCGATGGTCGAGCCATCGGAGCGCTCGGCGCCCTGCCCGACGATGGGGCGAGGGTTGTTCGACTTGTAGAGGTTGTCCAGCGTCTGGCGCCAGAGAACCGTGTTGATCTTCTGGTCCTCAATCGCGAGGTCAGCAAGCGACAGCCCGAACACCTTGTGCGGCATCGGGATAGGACAAAGCGTGGCGAACGGATTTTCGTCGACCACCTCATTGAGCAGGATCGTATCGTCCACCCGAACGATACGGCGCAGCTCGGCCACGCCATCCCCGTCGTAGTCGATGCGAATGTATTCATCCCTCAGGGCAACGCGCTCTTGCGAGGAATGCGGTGCACTCAGGCTTTCATCACCGATGCGCTCATCCTGATAGCGGGCAAGGCGCAGCGTGTTGTCGGTGCTCGATCCCGAAATGGCTGGCAGCGTCTCGATGATCTCGGGGTCAAAGCCCATTTCGATCAGATCGCCGCGGATGATGTCCATCGGAACGTGCGCGGTGTAGATCGCGTCCTCGACCGAGCGCGACAGCGGCGTGATGCGGAATTCCTCGGGCGGGACGTTCTCGACCTTGATCCTGCCGTTGTTGACGGCGTGACCAAGCGAGGCGATCCCGTCCTGCTCGCCAAGGTAGTTGGGCTGCATGCGCACAATCGACGCATGCATTTCGTCCTGAAGCTCGATGTCCTGCTTGTCGTAGCCTTCGCGGTCCTCCCACCATACCTTGACGATGCCAAGCTTGGTAAGCGCCGCATCCTTGAACCAGTTGTAGAGGATGATCGGGCCGGGGTTGTCGTAGTTCAGGACGAAGTTGATGTATTCCGTGGCCTGCTCTGCGGATTCGATGTCTTCCTGGCTGCGAGGCGTGAAGGAAACAGTCTCGTCGCTCGACAGGAACGGCTTCAGGAGCGCGGCAAGGGCGTTATCGACCACAACCTGCACCGTGCGGTCACAGACGCTGGAGCAGCCCTCCTGCGCCGGCACGTCGTCCATGATGCCGTAGTAGTAATTGATCGCGCGCTGCTGCTCGGAACTGATCTCGTCCTGCCCGCCCGGCTGATAGCCGATCGCCTGCGTCTCGTGCTGTTTAAGGATCGACACCAGTTCGGTGTCATCCATCTGTTCCGGCGCTTCGTCGAGGTAGGTGGGCTGGCTCGCCATCAGCACCTCTCCGGCTTGTGCGCCTGGAGCGCGAAGCGGAAACAGCCATCCACGGTCGAATGGGCGATGCACTCGAAGTCACCCGACCACAGCCAGCGAAAATCGGTCATGGCCGTCACTCCGATCTGCTTGGCGTATTCGGTCTGGTCGAGAAAGATCAGGCTATCGGGTGTGATCACGCGGCGATGCGAAGGATCGGCCCAGGCCCACCTGTCATCCCATGCGGGCACGGTGGCAAAGAGCGTCCCGCCCGGTTTCAGCACTCGGTAAATCTCGCCGAAGTGGGCGAAGAACGATTTGAAGTCGCCTTGCTGTCCAAGGTGTTCGAGAACCTCGTAAGCGTGACATTCGTCGAACTGGTCATCGGCAATCGGCCAAGGCGTCGTGTCGAGATCGTGAAGGATGTCGGCCCCGCAGTTGGGGTCGTGATCCATCGTCGTCAGGTCAGTCCATTCGTGGCCGTCGAAGGAGAGCTTCTTGATCCGCGAGTTGCCGCAGCCGATCAGAAGCTCGCTCATACGATGCCGCTTCTCATGCCGGTGCGGAGCAACCTGGGAGCCGCTTGAGGCTCTTCGTAAGCCACACACATCAATCCGAAGGCATCAGCGCCATGGCTCGACCAATCGTGCTCGGGGCCAAGGCCGATGTTGCGCGCCTCGTCTTTCTTCTCGTGATACCAACCGAGCGCGTCGCGCCCACCCTGCGTCGATTCCTCGTCGAACCAGATTTGCGGGAATAGACGGCGTACCGTCTCGATCCTTGCTGCTGCTGCGCCTTTGCCTTGGTTCGGAATGACCGTGACGTTGTAGCCAGCGCGGCGAAGTTCGCTCTCGTAGCTTACGTCATGGACCTTATCGTGCGTTGCACCATCGTGCGGTAGCCATATTTGAGCCCGGTCAGGGCCGTAGCCTTTCGACCGCAGCCAGGCGATATGCGTTGCTAGAGGCTGTCCGACCGCCTCGTAGTAATCCCGAACCCGTATTTCCCTGCCGATGAATTGGGCCGGCCAGATCGAGCAGGCATCTGCCCTTGCGCCAGTGCCGCCGATGTCGAAGAACAACCGAACGGTCATCAGCGGATCGAATGCGAGTCGGCAAATCCGGTTCTGACCCTTGGCCTCGGTCAGGCTCTTGGCAAAATAGGCGCCATCAGCGACCGAGACGTAATCACCTTCCCAGATATGATCGTACTGGTCGGGCTGCATCCTGAGGCAGTCCTTGCGCTCCTGCTCCAGTTCTGCGGTGAACCAAGGATTATCCCGCCAGTTGGCCTGTACGACAACCGCACCAGTCGGCGTCTCCGCACCCCTGAACATGATGTCGACCGGATCGACCTTGCGCGATGGGTTGTAGCTCCACCACATTTGCGAGCCAGGGGCGCGCATCGTAGGGCGGAGAAGATTAATTGATCGCTGCGTCGCCGTATGGGCCTCTTCCCACCACGAGCGCTTGAACCCTTCCAGCGACTTGATGCTGTCAGCGGTGTAGTTGTTCATCCCCTTGAAGATGATAAGCCCGTCGCCGGGCGTCTCGATGCAATCCTCAAAGATCTTAAAGCCATCCGCCTCACCCAAGCCGAGCGAATGCATCTTCGTTTCGATCAGAAGCTTGGCAGACTGCGCCAGATCCTTCTGCACCTCACGAATGCAAACAGCCCTCAAGCCGGCGCCAGCATTCTCGCCCGGCTCGGCAAGCGCGTCTTCGACCATGAGACCGCCGAAGAAGTGCGACTTGCCTGAACCGCGCCCGCCGTGTGCAACCTTGTCGCGGGCTGGAGCCAGAAGCGGCTCGAATACCTCAGCCGTTGGGATTTGCAGGACGGACAATGGTTCGCTCAATGCGGTGGACCAGCGAGCCATCCACGTTGGCATTGACCTGTAGCGGGAGGAGCTTCGGATAGATCGTTGCCCAGAAGGCGCGTTCGTTCTCCGGTGCTTCCTTCGCCCACTTGACCAGTCGATTGGTGCCGCCGAGCTTTTCAGCGGCTTCCTCGATAGCTTGCTTGGCGGCTTTCGTGGTCTTGTTCTGCGAACCCTTGGGCCTGCCGGGGCCGGGTTTTCCGCCCGTTATTTTACTCATCGGATTTGGCCGGCCGCAGCTTGTCGAACTTGGCAAGCAGCGCTTCGATCTGAGGCCGCCAATATGCGCGGTCCTCAGGGGTTAGTGTATGCTTGGTCATAGGAGCCTCGTCGTTTCCGCTGCCGAAGGCTGGGCGGGCTTGAGGTGTATGTGATCTTCGCCCGACCCATGCGCAGGTCGGGCAGGCGCCGCATCAGTTCAAGGGAGAGGATTGAGTGAGCGGAAGCCTGAACGCAAAAAGCCCCGGCGCGAATGCCGAGGCCTTGATGCTCGCAATACGAGCTATTAGCCAGATTGCTTACATTGGGGGACGCGAAGTGTCAAGAGCGTCACAGCCGCTCCTTCATCGCGATGATATCCGCCACGAAGCACACGATGATATGCGCCCGAGCCTGTGCCGTCTTACCACCCGCGCCCATCTGTGATCCAGCCACGCCGGCAGGCTCGCCGAAGCGGCAGACATGTTCGAACACGTTCCAATATTGCATCGGCACGTAGTCCTGAACACGGTGCAGATCCTCGCGAGCGTCGATCTCGATTGCCGCGCGACGTTCTGCTGAGCCACCACCAGATGCGACATGCCCGTAGTTTGCCGTCACGCTGCGCTCCAGGCCTGCGATCTCCCATAGGCGGCGCACATAGCCGATGGCGTACTGCTGGCTCTCTGTGAGCTTGCCTGAGGCGATCCAGCGGCGAACAGGGTCGTGGTTGTTCACGATGATCCTCTCGCCGACGTAGGTTCCCTTGGCGCGCTGCTCAGGCGTGATGACCAAAAGCTTGGCCTGGTCGTTCGCCACAGTCTCTCGGTCGATCAGCTTCTGGAACGGCCCTCGCGTGTCGATCTTGGTTCGCTTGCCCCGCTTACTCATAATTACCCCCGCAATCATTGAACCTACTCCCTACCTCTTTGATCTCAATGGGTTAGCTGTCATGGCAGCACCGTCCGCACCGCATTGTATCGCGGGCAGTAAACGACGCGGATCAAGGCATCGCGGTAGCGCACGAAGACCTCTTTCACATCGGTCCCAGGTATTGCTCGAACACCCTTGGCCGCGTCCGCCGCCAGATCACGCAAAGCTATCACGTCCTCAATCTCAGCATCCGCGAGGTAGCGTTCGCGCAGCCGGTCGAGTGCGTGCCAGTGCTGTCGAGCGCGCTGTTTCTGAATGGCTGCCTTAGCTCCCATCTCACTTCTCCTGCCCGGCCTTCCAGAGCTTACGATCATGTTTGGATTTGGCGGTGAAGGTCATGGCGTCTGCCCTTCGGGCACCGCGCTCTCATGCTCCGCACGAAGCCCGTGCCGGTCTTCGCCCTTCGGGTTTCGATCACATGACGCGGGAGCAGCAGGTAGCGGCATCCAGTGGCTCGGCGCAGGCACCCAGCACGTTGCCTCCGGACTGGTCACTTCCCAGCTTTTGAAAGCGGGGTTCCAATAGACGCGCTCGATATCCTCAGAACCAACGCGAGGCCTGGAGCCGGGCGAGCATTCGATGGAGCCCCATACGAATATCTCGCCTTCCTTCGGAGCCGTTTCGATTGGCTGCCATGACGCCAGCTTTTCAAGAGACTGAACCAAAGCAATGTAGCCGGTCATTTCAAGAATGGCGTCGCGGGCATCGACCAGCAGCGCATCTGGCTTGCCGAGATAGAGCATGTCGCCGTTGCGATCCTTCGATGCCGCAATGGCTGCATCCAGGCGTTCGATTAGGGTGTCAGTCATGACGAGCCGCCTCCATCGCCTTGAGTATCCGCGCGCGGTCGATGCTGATCGAGCCGTGCGGCGTGGTCATTTCGATGCAGCCCGGCGTCATGTTCCACACCATCTGGGCCTTAAGCCGGCGAGCATTGTCAGGCGGAATGCCGAGCTTCTGCAGCGCGTTGATCGTGAGCACCTCCCAAACCATATCCTCGGTGTATTCGCAGTCCTTGCCGCGGCCGACGTTCACCCCCTCAGGGATGCCCATGCGCTGCCACTGCTTGAGGCGAGAGGCGATGGTCGCAGGCTTGTCGTCGAGGTTCAGAGACCCGAGGATCGCTAGAAGCTCTTTGTAGCGGTAGGTCGTCATGACGCACCTCCGAACATATGCGGCAGGTGCTGCTGAGCAGCCATCCGCAGGCCGTCCATATCTATGTCGATGTAGGAGAAGAGGCTGCCGACACCGATGCGCGCCGAGCCACCGAACCGAGGATCATGCTCATTCAGCAAGGCGATGGCCTTCTCAGGCGCAAGGCCCATCTGGTGAAGCTCCATCGCAATGAGGACGCGGCGGACCTCCCCGGCCCCGTATCGACCCACGGAACCGCGACCGGGGCAACTGGCGGCACCCATGGTCATGAAGCGCTTGGCGCGGCCGGTCAGCGCTGTGATGCGCGTAGGTTCAGGATCGAACAAGGACGCGAGCAAAGGCAGCATCTCAGCAAAAGTGCAGGTCGGTTCCGGTTCAGGTGCAATGGCTAGTTTCATGATCGTCTCTCCAATGTGTTTGCCCCTAATATGTGAGGGCGAGTACGACGGGCTGCGATGAACGTAGCGGGGCCAGACATTGCTTGAGCGCCCGCGCCGCCGCAGCAGGGACAGGTCCACCATTCCAGGCCCCATCGGGTGCTCAGCAGCGATCCAGAGCCTCGGCATACTCCGCAGATCATCGCCGGGGTGCTCCACCTGTCCGGCGAACCAGAGCGTTGAATTCCTTCTGGCTCATGGCTCACGATCCTTGCGTTGCTGTCCGCGCTTCCAGCGTTCGCGTTCCTCTTCGGCCAAGCGCTCAAGCTCGATCCTGTGGCGCGCGGACCAGTCGAAGCGGTCGCGGAGGTATGGTCGTCCAGTCGGGTCAATCGCCCATTCGATGTCGGTGCGACCTTGCTGCGCGAGGAGCTGATTGCGCTGGCGTGCATAGGCTTCCGCATAGCTACTCATCGTCGTAGCTGATCTGCTGCTGGGCGGGCGCGGCAAGGCGAGGCGTCGGCGGATTCGCCTTGAACAAGCGGCGGTCGCCTGTGATCATGGGCAGATAGAATGGGTGGCCGTATTCGTAGGCGCCCGGCTTCGTGGCATCCAGGCATTCCTTGATCGCCGGGAAGAACACGCATTTCGCCTTGAGCGCTTCGGTAAGGGCATCCATGCCGGCTTCGCTCAGGTGGCTGAGCGACTTGTAGTATTCAGCGATCAGCCACTTGTCGCTCTCGACATCGCCATCCTTCCGCTTGAACAGGATCTCCCAGCGGCGGAAGGTTTGCAGGAAATGGCGCTTATGGGCCTCCGAGGAATTCGAGTCCTTCGTCGATTGCCCTAGCGAGGCTGCTACGCCCGTCATTGCCTGATTGGCGACTTTGCCGAACGCTTGAGTCTGATCGTCCATTGCGGCTTGCTCCGAATTTGGTGCTGTTGAGAACCCAGGTCTTCCACCAAGGCTGGAAATCGGCGGCCATCGTGCGCTTCGCCTGGTGGTGAGCGATGAAGTGCTCGACGGTAGTGTCGTGGTATTCACGATCCCAAGACGCCACGATTGCAGCGCTCTTGCTGCCGGAGCCGAACTCGGCAGGCCTCCAATCATCTGCGATCAGATGCCCGCGCGTTCCTGTGTGTTTATTAGAAGGTTCCCTAGAAGGTTCCGTGTCCCGTTTTTGGGACTGTTTCGGCGACTTTTCGGTACTGTTCCGTATTTGGGACGGTTCCGTTTTTGGTACTGTTTCCGTGACCGTCTGATAGACCTTGATTTGCTTGGTGCGGCCTACTCTCTCACCTGTATCGGTGATGATGCCTTGGCTCTCCAGCTCGGCGATATTGTTGATCACCGTCTTGCGGTTCTGGCCGGTGATTTCGCAGATATGCTCGATAGATGGCGTGATGCGGCCCGTGCGGTAATTGGCGCACTCACATAGGGCAACAAGCGTGAACTTCACGCTGCTAGACTTGCATTCCTGCTTGAATGCCCAAGCCAGAGCTTCGCTACTCATGCCGTCCTCCGAACAAGACGGCTGAAATAGCTGACACGATTAGGGCGAAATGCAACACCCCTAAATTCAAAAATGTGCGTGATGCGCGCTTGACCCAGCATTTACGCCCACCCCCAATTTGCGAGGGTTTCGTCAACGTCATCGACCGAGCGGCAAACAGCGTGCTTGTGGCCCAGAGCAGTCAGCCAACCTTGTACTTCAATCTGCGTGTCACGAAGCTTCTCACCCTCGCACTTGACCTCTACGAAGCCGATGCGGGCGTTGTCGCCGAACACGATCAGATCCGGGAAGCCGACGCAAAGGCCATCGCGCTTGAGATTGGCCATCTGGATCGCGCGCTCCGTCTTGTCTCCGCGCAGCGTAGCGCCGTTAGGGACCGCGACTGTGCGGAACCCCCTTGCGGCGAACATCGTGCGCAGAGAGCGCTGGAGGCGCGTTTCTGGCCTCATCCAGCTTTACGCATTTCGGTGCGGTGCAACTGAGTGCACGAGCGACAGCCGCAGTGGCGCGACATGCTGGCGGGCACGATCTTGCCTGCGACATCGCACCAGCGCGAAGCTGGGGCGGTGGTTGGCAAAGAGCTATCGCGGGCGGCATATCGCTCCAGGGTGAGCCATGCCCATTTATCGACAGGGCCGCTCACGGCTGCACGACCTCCCGGCCATTGGCCTTGAGCGTGCTGAGGATC